GAAAACACACTATAGTTGCGCAAACATCTACGGTTCCTGCAATTCTACTTGGTGCATTTGAATTTAAATATCCATTTAAGAAATCTATAGACGAGACTCTTATATTAGCTGAATTCTCGGATGGGTTATTGCATGTAACTTTGCCAGTTCGATCAAAGGGTGATAGTGTGGCAATTGCTATAATATAAAAAAAAGGCACTCACTGAGTGCTTTTTTATTTAGGTTGCTTTTCTGCCACCACAATTACAACCCTTTTTTATAACCTTTCTTACAGCACTGCCAACAGCATAAGCAGCTTGTAATCCAGCTATTTTATTATTCGCAGGTAACATCCACATATAATCCATTATAGCAGGGAAATCTTTAGCCATCATTTCGATAGCGGTATTTCCTTGATACATTTGATTTGCTGTATTTATATACTGAAAATCATTCAAATTACCAGAACTAGCAAGAAAATCTAAATCATCGGGTGATATTTTCTTTCGTACAAGTCTAATATAATTAGTACATACAGGGCAGGTTCCATCATATACAAGTCGTGCTTTCATTTTAAATTTCCTTTGGTAATTGATTCAAAAATACATTTTTTAGATATCAATTCGCCCTGCTCTTGTAATATATTATAAATAAAATTGGTGGCTTTAACTGGTTCATTTTTAGCATATCTATCAAACCAACCTTTATCTAAGTCCTGAATTCCATATTTATGGGAATTTTCAAAAACCACATTTATGCATTTATTTATCTCTTCTGGAGATTCATAAGTTAAAATGTGATTTTCTATTTCATAGACCGCTTCTAGCTGGCTCAATATTTTACTAAATTTAGCCAATTACCATCCCTTCTTTACCTTAAACATTGATGTGTTATCTAATACAATATTTGGTTTTGTGAAATCATAATCAAATTTAGGATCTTTTTCCTTTGATTTCTTTTCATATGATTTACCATACATATTATTAAATAAGTCTTCAACCTTTTCAATTACATTCTTCTGACGGACATCGCTTGCGTCTTCCATAGGAGCTTCATCAGTAGTTCCATTAAATGCTTCCATTCGAGACATTTCTTTTTTAATTCCCATGTTCATCGAACCAATTCCCAATTCCATTTGTGGATATGGTTCTTTGGTGGAATCCTCTTCTGGTTTATTGCCTGACGCACCACTTACTTTACCATCAGATCCCTTTGTATAAGGAGCTGAATCGTCGGCAAGCATTGGAACGTCAACATTATCCAATTTAGCGTTTTCTTCATCTGTCATCATTTCTTCATCGCTAGGCACTAAATCAGCACCTTCCATAATGGAAGTTACATGTTTTAATGCATCGATATTATTGAACATCCCAAATCCGTACATATTTAACCTATTAAGTTTTCTATAGTTTATAATATTATCGTTTAAACATTACAGCACCTGCCATACCTGAGTCATCATCCTCATCCGTGCCATCAGATTGGTTGCGATTCTTAGTATGATCTAAATATCTAGCGGAATCCGCGAGTGTTTTTAACTGCTTCTGTTTATTATCCATGGCATCAAACGCTAATCGTTCCTCGTTGATTTGCTCTTCTGTTTTAAGGATAACATCATCTTCTTCTAATGATTTCAGATTCACTTCAACTACTTTACCATAATATAATGGTGACTGTAGATAAAATGGAACCCAATAAGCTGCTGTGATATGGTCATCGTTATTACCACCTAAACCGCCCCAACGTTCTTGGGTAACTTTACCAAATGAATGCATTTCATTTATTGTTTGTCTATCTGGGATAGTCATAAACTTTCGTTGTACATATGTTTTAAATAGAATACAGGCATTTTGCTTAGTTTTTTCGGATGCCCATAATCCCATATGATGCCCAGATGGATCAAAATGCAATATATTTTCATATTCAACTTGATTATAGAAGAATTTCATAGCAGCAATGCCGGGGCCGTTTTGTTCGATAATTAATGCAGGATCGTGGTATTTTTTTAATATCACATAACATTTCTTACAAAACAAATCAATATCCATTTTATTAGATGCAATAACAGCAACTTGATGCACTGTTATATTTGATTTTACCAAGAATATTTGTAATACAGAATTATCTTGATGCACACCATAGCCAGAGTCTAATGATGCCACATATTCCCAACCTTCTGCTTCTAACTTTTCCTTTTTTAGAGGTGTGTTGTAAATTCGTATAAAATCAGGCAAGTTCGCAATTTTCATTGGTTTCTTACTTTCTAATGTTTTTAGGAAGTGATGGTCAATTAACGTAGATACGGAACCCACGAATTCACACATATATTCCTGATTGAATCTAATTTCACCAATTTTTTTCATTTCATCACGTGCCCATTCAGCATTTCTACCCGGAACTGCATTCCATGGTATTTCGCTACGAATGTAACCGTTGGTATCTTCGGCACTTATAGTACCCACGTCTGATATATTACATGCATCTTCCCACATTCTAAAGAAATGGTTCATACCACATGGAGTCGATGTTATAATAACTTTGGTTGTTTTACCTGATGAAATAGTTGGGAACACTGAAGCAATAAATTCATCTGCTATATGTGATTTAACGAATGCAAATTCGTCAAGATATAACAAATTAATAGACATACCTCGAATACCATCAGGGGATGTAGCAGCACACACGATTCGAGTACCATGTGAAAACTGTATACCTCGTTTATTCCACTGTTTAACTCCCGGTTGCATCCAATATGGTAGATTAATATATGAATCTCTTAATTGCTGTAATTGTTCCTGTGCTAAATTAAGTTTGTTTGCTAATATAGCTACAACTTTATCTTCATTAAATAACGCATACCATAATATAAATGCACGGGTGGTAGCTGATTTTCCAGCCTGACGTGGATACTTAACTATGTTAAATCGGTTTTTATGGAACTCACCAATTAAATCTTCTTGGAAATTCCACATTTTAAATAACTGCATACCTTTATCTTTAGTATTGATATACACATAGTTTTTTATGAAATAGATAGGATCTCTTGCACATTTAGCAAGCTCCTTAAACATCCACGGTTCCATCTGAACCGATTCATTCCCATCTCTTAAATTATTAATTCCATTAAATGCCATTTTCAACCCCCTCTGGGCATGGATATACATATTCACGTTTACCATGTTTAATAAACATGCTATCTGGGTTATTCCATATATCATCAAATCTTGAATGTAAATATGGATATGACTCAATTACTATTCTGCTACTAATGCCATGTGACATTATTGGAAATATTGATGCTATGAAATCATCTAATAAATCATTAGATATAAATGACGCACCGTGTATATACAACTGATTAGTAGTCATTCCTTTGATACTACATGCATCGCATTTAGTAAATATAATGCGGTTATAGTTTTGCATCAAAAAAACATGTTTATTGCAGTTAATTATTGGACATTGTAACCAAATAGGTAATGATTCATAATATTTAACAATTCGATCTCTATATGCTTTAGATTGTTTGAGTGACGGTGTAAGTATAACACAGACTTTATCTTGTTGTTTGTATAGCAAATTCCATAATAAATGAGTATGTAATAACATCGTATTATTTGTTTTTGATTTAGATGCTATTATGTTATATCTATTTTCATTTATTGATTTTACAAATAATAAATCGGATTCATTTAAATCAATCTTTAAATATGTATGCATGAAATATTCATATGAATTTATGCATTTACGCATTTCATCCATCTGATCATTCGTTAAAATGATTTTATCAGATTCGCTTTGTATATTTGGGTGTCCATTAATTGGCATACAAATCCCCCTTCATACCTTCATAAAAAGAACATTCATATTCCTGTAAGAATCTCTCAAGTCCCATTAATTGTATTGATTGTCTTTTCCATTCACCATCTCGTCCGGGTACTAATGTCCATGGAATTTTAATTGCGTGATATCCATTAAAATTTGTTATTGCATCTGCCCATAGTTTAAAGAAATAATTAATACCATTTGGAGTTGATGCTATTATTAATTTTAAATTAGGATTAGTATCGGATATTTTATCTATTATTTTCATGAACTCATATACATTTGCTACTGGTGCATACGCAAATTCATCCAGAAATACAAAATCAAAATCAATCATTTTTATAGAATCTGGTGATGCGATGCTATTAGCATATATTCTAGATCCATTTGAAAATTCTATATATCGCTTAGTATTTGATATACATCTAAAAGTATTTTTAATATACGTAGGTAACTTGTTATGCATCTGTTCTATCTTAAATAACAACTCTACTGATGCTGCTAATTTATGTGAAGCTAATAGTGTATTTGTATTTGGATGTGCTAAACAATAATGCAGTATATATGCGCATAATATAGTTGAAATACCAGCCTGTCTAGATCCATTTATTATTAACTTATTGTAATTTTCTAGTTTAAATGTTAATTGTTTCTGAAATTCATATAAATGTAACGGTTGTACTCCACGATCCTTAGTTATTATATGAACTGCATTTTCCATGAAATGTTCTGGACTATTCATACATTTGAGTAAATCTGAGGTATTCTCAGTTTTGGCTTGTTCATCTGGAGATAATTCCAAACCATCCACAAAGTCAGCTATATCACTTGAATGATCTTCTGCAAATTGTTCTATTGCCTGTCTTATTATTTCTGATCTATTGACTTGGAATATCTCCGAAAGAGAATCGATCTGTTTATCGGTGTCCTCTGTGATGTATATATTTATTCTTTTCATTTTTTAAAAAAACCTGTGATGTATATTGACATTTGTTTATAATATTCCTATATTAAACATGAGAATATCTCAAAAACACGCAATGAACGATGATTTTTGGGTAATATTTGAGGTTTTTTAGGAGAAATACTGATATGACTAAAATTGACTGGGCAAAATTTACCGATCCGATGGTTGTATCTGGTGTTCGTTTGCTGCATACTATTACTAAATTGTCATATGAGGCGTATATCGTTGGTGGTGCTGTTCGTGATATTGCAATGGGTGATACTGATGTGCATGATATTGATATTGCTACAAACATGCCAATTGATGTAATTAAGGCACATTTTACGGCTGTTGAATATGGTGGTGGCGAAAAACATGGTACTGTAATCGTTCATTTTGAACGATTTGACTATGAATTAACTCAATTCAGAACAGAATCTGGATATAGCGATAAGCGCAGACCAGATCACGTTGAATTTGTTAAATCATTTGAAGAGGACACTAAACGAAGGGATTTTACCATTAACTCAATGGGAATTGATGCTTCTGGTGCATTCATTGATTATCATGGTGGTATGCTGGATATTCAGCGTGGCGTGTTGCGAACTGTAGGCGATCCTCGCGAACGATTCGATGAAGATGCTTTGCGAATTTTACGTGCAATTCGATTTGCTGCTAGATTTGGGTTTGTTGTTGATACACATACCTTATATGCTATCAAAGAGTTGGCTTATACAGTGCCTACAACGTCAATTGAACGTATTAGGGATGAGTTATTTAAGACTATTGCTTACGGTGGAGTTAAATTCGCATGTGCCTTGGAGTTATTACAGATTACAGGGTTATGGAGGATCATTATTCCAGAAGTTAGTTTAACTCAATATAAAATTGAAGCAATTCGTCGCGCAGATACCGATAGACCGGACGTTAATTTTGCTATCTTAATGAGTGGTCTGGATTATCAAGGTGTGAGTGACTTATGTATGAGACTGACATTCACGATCAAGGAAATGAAAACCATTGCATTTATTGTAACTAAACTACCATCATATGAAGAGTTGGGTGAAATTCCTAAAGTTGATGCGTTGGCGATTGTGCTTCACAGCGATTTTATGTTGCTTAGAAGTGTATTTATTTCACTTTATGAAAAAGATTTGGATAATTCTGCTGACATTATCCAAAAAATTTCTAAATTCAAAGAAGTGACAGATCGACAGAAAGTTGTTAACCAAATCATTCAGAGTGCTGGTTTCAGTGGTGCTCGATTTGGAATGGTTGTTAGTGAAGTTAGAAAATGGTTGTTTTCTGAATTTGAGAAAGATTGCATCCCTGCTGATATTGAAATTGAACAATTTGTAAAAGGATTAGTGTAATATGGTGAATTATAAAGAAGATAAGGATTTATTTGATGCGTTAGTGCCTAATGCATCGGCTCCTATCAGAATTGATATTTTTGATTTTGATGGCACTATTTTTAATTCACCTGTTCCTAACCGTAAGTTATGGGATAGTAAAACGTATGGACGGTTGATGGAAGATTCTTCTCGTGGTGGGTTAGGATGGTTCCAACATAATGTTACATTATCAAATAAATATATTCAGGGATCTGAGTTTAATTATGATGTCGTGAATGAAGTTAGGAAATCGATGGCTGATCCTTCTGCTGTAACTGTTATGTTAACTGGTAGAGATACTACGTTTACGTCACATGTACTGGAGATCTTAGCCAGAGAATCATTGGTATTTGATGAGTATGGATTTAAGCCAGCCCCAAAAGCAGGTGAGATTCGTACTACCACAATGAATTTCAAGCAGGATTTTATTAATGGATTGATTTCTAAATATGGTGTGCGTAAAGTATCGATGTGGGAAGATAGACCAAAGCATGTCACTAAATTCAATGAGTTTCTGACTGCAATTGGGGTGAATGATGGCATTCATTATATTGAAAAGCCAGAAACTCATATGGAAACAGCTCTTGAACAAGAGTTGGTGCGTCATCTGATTGCATCCGCGCCAAGTTATGCACCACATCCACGAACAGAAAGTGTGGAACGTAAGAAAAAGCCATTATTTTGTGGAGTTTTCTTATATAATGATTCACATGATCTGTTGGTGGACACTTTGGGAACTTATATTCCACATGATTGGAAAATTTTTGCGCATCATATGACTATATGTTTGGGCATGAGTAAAAATCCAACCATCGAAAAGTATATTAATGATCACATCGGAATGGAAAGTAATATGACTGCTGTTGCCATTGCAGTGAAAGTTGAGAGTGATGTACCGACTGATAATAAAGTTGCTCATGTGACTATTGCTACGCCTCCAAATGGCAAGCCATATAACAGCAATAAAATTACGGAATGGAAACCACTTGACACGCCAATAAAACTTTCTGGTCTAATTGACGCATTTTATCCGTAAAATAAAGTATCTTATTATACATGAAATTAGGTGCTGGTTTTTTAATATTATGTCCTTCAACATGTAGGATACTGACGGTTTTGAGAAATGATCCAGAACCTACATGGTCTATATTGGGTGGTGGTTTGGAGAAATTCGAAACACCAATTCAATGTGCTAAACGCGAATTAAGTGAAGAAGCTGATTTCATAGAAAATAGAGACTATGAAATCGTTTCTACACGTCCAATAAATATTGGTAAATACATACATTTTGTATACAGAACATATCTGGCTGTATCAAAAACTGAAATAATCCCTAAATTGAACTATGAACATGCTCAATATAAATGGGTTGATATCGATAATATTCCAGAGCCTAGACATTTCGGCCTTGTGCAATTATTGGAAGATGACAAGTGTATTAAAAAAATAAAATCAATGTATCAAGGCTAAGATGGCTGATATTGTAGTTCTTAAAGATCCTGTTATAAATGATCCATTTTCTAAAATTAATAATTTTACATATGAATGGATTAAATGGTTTCCGTATGTAAAAATTGCTCCCGTTAATTATTCATTTTCTAATGATGATGTGATAGTAGTAAATATTTGCGATGCGTTAGATCCATGTTCTCCGTATAATATTAATCCGAAATGCACTAAAATTGGTATTGTTCATAAAATAAATGAACAGAATCTAAAAATAATGAATGCATGTACGTATTTAATCTATTTGAGTCCAGTGATAGAATCAATTGCTAATATGGTGGGTATTCAGAAACCTCATCACACATGTCCTAGATATCCATTATATGAGTTTAATGGAACCGAGGTAACTCCAGTCGATTTCGCTTATTTTGGTGGGTGGTTCAATGATACTGAATATGATGCGATTCATGATCATATAGTTAAATTAGATTC